TGTTGTTCAACAAGGGGTTGTTTAGAAACTGGTGTTGGTTCAATAGAAAAGAATTTTTGACCTGGTTGAAATAATAAATCCGTGATTCTTGAAAAGGCTGCGAGCACCTTGGTTCGGGTAAGACCAACATAGACTTGTGATCTCTCACCTTTAGATTGTATCTTGGCTAATACTTCTGGATCGTACTGACCCATGAACGCTCTTAGATCTTCAATCCAATCGTCTTCAATATCATCACGGGCATCTTTATACTCTGTGTATTTAGACTCAAGTATTACGCCTAATGAATTTAGTTCGTGTTGTTCCTCTTCATTAGCGTCTACGGCTGCTGAGATTCCTTCGGGTCCTAACTCTTTATTCATATATATTTAAAAAAATTGTTTCTTTACTCTCTTAAAATTCTGCCTATGTTTTCTTGGCATACTGTTTAATCCGAATAAAGCAATAGCATATGCCATTATTCTATCATCAAAACACCCATGTTGGGCATTTGTTATTCCACGGGCATCAACGATATATGTTCTGAGTTCGTCAATAAGCTCAATATCTACTATACCACTTTCGCCTTGTCGAAGTAAGTGTACTAAGTTATCAATAATTAAAGGCTTTGTCTTGCTTGTGGTTAAAAAACCTGCACGCCTGGTTAAGCGGTCTACATAGGCATCGTCTACACTTTGCTCAACATAGAGATTCGGATAATTTAATTCTTGTATTTTTCGGATGGTGGTAAGCCCGTGATTGTTTCTTTCAATGAGTGTCCAGGCTTTGTTATAGAAGTGTCCAATCTTGGCAACTATGTACGCCAGGTCAAACGGGTCAACGTGCCCAGACCAGGTCGCAACCTGATAGCCCATATGATCCAACACCTGGATGCAAGAGTAGTCTCCGTGCTCCAAGCCTTCGGCAACGTCTACTCCAATACAATATCTAAGAGAATCCTTTGGATTCTCGAAAATTTTTAGTAGCCCTTTTTCATGCGGGACGAACTCACTCTCTCGCACATCGTAGCGGGAAATCGGGGTATAGCATTCTACTGCTGCTTGGTCTATAAACTTCGGCTCAACAAATAATCTACCTGTTGTTAAAAATGCTTCCTGCGGGGTAGACGGGTACTCTTGCCTGAACAGATCTTCTCCACCAAGCTCTTGTATCTTTAAACGTCTGAACATGACCTGCTCATCGTCTAAATCAAACATAGTCTTAATATCTTCTTCTTCACGCTCTAATTCAAAGTAGGGGTCAACCTTCCTGCGGTAATCGGGCATCATGTACCAAGGAATAAAACATAACTCCCACTCACCCTCGCCACGCAATGCTCTCATGCACGCATCGTAAAACCAACCACCTGCTCCGTTGGCGGTAGATTCTAATAATATTTCTGAGTCTGCTTCGGGAACTGTTTGTAGTAGTCCAGGAATAATATCTGAGTTTGGGTAGAAGGCTACCTCTGATCCGTGTAGGTAGTTTGTTGTCCATCCCCTTCCTACTTCCCCCGTTCTCGCTGTCGCTATCCTCCACCTAGATCCATGAGTAAATGCCATAGAGTTGCTAGTAGATTCTTTTAGCTCAGGGGTAACTACAGGATGGGGTAAATTATCATAGAAGTTTCGCACCATACTAAAGATAGCTTTTGTGGATTCATTAAGGTGAGATACTACTACCGCATTTTGATTTTGTTTGGTAACGGTCTTCCAAAAACCTCTTGCCTGACAATAAGTAGAAATACCTGTTTGACGTGACTTTAAGATGAGCATTCTCACCCTACCATGATGAGCATATTGCTTGTTTATCATTTCGTCTAGTAAGACTTGTGCTTTATTAAAATTAAAGTCAATTAATGTGCCTTGTTTATCTACGATCTTAAGACAATGTTTAGCATATTGAGGGAGATTCGTTTTGAAGGTTTTTATAATTTTTTGAATTTGATTTTTTTCCATTTTGATTTGTCAGAAATCACCCCCCCCTAAAGGTCATGGGGGTACATGGGTATGTATATATATGAGGTACCGTGTCCAGCACTCCCCGCCTGGTATCCGTGAGCCGTTATATATTGGGCATTTGTTAGCATATGTGCTTTTTTAAAGTATCGCCTTAGTTAAGTGATTCTTTTTCTAGAAAATCTAAGCTTTCAAACCAACCGCTTTCCTTCATATTTACTTCAAGCTTTTGTTTTTCGTCAATCATTCCGTAGTATTTCATGAGTAATTCTAAGGCTTTTAGACGGCTTCCGCCTGTATGTCCTGCTACTTGACCTAATGCTTCCTCTTTTAAGCGTTCTATGAGGTCGTCATGTTCCTGTAGATGCCTTTCTTTGCTTTCTTTTAGTTCAAATGCAATCATTTTCTGGACTTCATCATCATTCATCAATCGATACCCTTGATTATATGCACTCTTTTCTGAATATCCGCAACGTCTAGCTGACTCTGTGGCGTTCTTAGTTGTTAGATAATGTTGCACAAATTCCGCTTTCCTTTGGCTTAGTGTCTTCTCTTTAATGCTCATATGTCTTTTAACCTCTTATAGTGTTATTAGCTTCTATTTATTATATATGCTTATGTGCTTTATGTGTATCTGTGTATTTTGCCTCTCTTTTTTCTTCCCCGAAAAAACGCCCTCGCAAAGCCCAGATGTATTCCAGATCAAGAAATGATTATTTTTTTATTGGCTTCTAACCCTTATAAATAAAGGCTTTTTAAAATTAATTAAAAAAAGTGTTGACATGCAGCTAGACATATTATTTAATTGTATACATTGATTACATACACAAAGGAGGGAATGAAATCATGGATTATAAAAGAGAAGAAATACAAGAACACTTTGAAGACTTCATAAAAGAAAACAAAGAGTATCTTGAAGAAAACTATCCTAATACTTGGCAAGATGATTTACATCATGAAGCTTTTAATACTGACTATTACATTATTGGTACTTATAAAGCTAGACAATGGCTAGGCAATGAAGCCTTTAATATTATTGGATTTATAAAAGACTATGAGCAATTTAACTTTGGCGAAGTTATGACAGATTTATCAGACGCTGAAAAGGTTGTGAATATGTACGTCTACATTATCGGCGAAGAAATTGTATACGAGTATCTAAATAAATTAGAGGAGGTGGCATAAATGTATAACATAGAAGAATTTATTGATTACTTCATGGAGTTTTATTTTGATACAGATATCACTAACCAAGAAGCACGAAAATATACAAAGCTTTATAGAGAACTATTTCCTAATCTTTGGGGGGGTGGCGATAGTTTAGACAGAGAAAAAGTATATGAGCTTTTAAAAATGGGTAGAGGTGACGCTTTAGCCAAGAAAAATAAATTAGAGGGGGTGGCGTAATGAGTGACAATAAATTTTGGGAATATGAAGAGGCTATGCTTGATTATAAAGAATCAAACGACTACTCATACTATTGCTTTCCTTTAGATATTGGAAAGGTTGAAATCTTTATGAGTGAGTCATGTCAACATAAAGATTATGGCGTTTACTATGACATCTTTATTAATAAAGAAGATTTTGACGGTGGAGTTTATAGGCACGAACTATTTCAAGACGCTGATGAGTTAGGTGACTTTGAATATGACTTATGTGCAATTGATGTTTTGCGATATGTAAAGCAAAGATTTCAAGACTCTGATTTAACTATTAATACATAAGGGGGTAATTATGGATTTTAATATCAGCATCAAAAAGCAAGGCGGTTTCTATGAACTGTCTTGTATTCACTTAGGGCTTAGAGTTAGTAAGGTATACCATGGGTATTCACTTGCTGATTCTATTAGAGCGTTTCAAGAGTATTTAGACTATGGGTTTAGTTCTTAATAGTGCTACTGATGAGGAATGATTTTCCGAAACCTTTTCTTTTTCCCTCGATTGAGGGGCGGAAGAGGTCTAGTACATATACACACAAAGGAGGGAATATATGCACACATTCGAAGTTGACACATGGATATTCTTTGACAGAGATTCTTTTAATCTCAAAGGATATAAATATAAATTTTGTGAGGGAACGCAGAATCTACTAGAGATTGACAAAACTGATCTTCATAAACTTAAAAAGGAACTTAGTTCCTATCATTATGAATGGGCAACAGAAGGAGGAGACAAGGTTATATTTTCAGAAGATGATTTTGAGGATACGTATAATCCTTTTAGGGGTTTGACTTGGAAAGACTATTACAAAGACCTAGACATTCCCAATGATTGGGAAAATATATCTTATGGGAACGATGAACTGCCTAGCTTTTTATATAAAAGCTATCAGATATGGATTAATTCGCCTTTACTTAGTGAAAGGAAAGAAGGTTATTTAGGGATAGGATTTGAAAACTTAGATAATTATAAGGATTGGAGGTTTGCAGTTTGCAACTACAATACCAACGACTGCGAAACGCAAGACGAAATATTTACAAGCTTAGAACTAAGCGAGGTTATTAATTTTTTAAAGGAGCAAGACAATGAGTAAACCAAATATAAAAGATGATTTTTCTTATTTTGTAAGGAAAAACGAAACATACAAAGCGGTTAAAGAGGCAAGTATTTCTATTGCTTGTTTACAAGATAATAACTTTGAAAGTACAAAAGAATTAGACAAAGACTTAGAACACATACAAAAACAATTAACCATAATAGAAAACTATTTTAAGGAGCAAGACAATGAATAAAGTTATATGCAATATGTGTAGTGAGGTTTTTGAAAGTGATGATGACCTAGTGTTTATGGAAGATGAAGAAGGACACTTTAAAGGTTGTGATATTTGTAAGACTGATAGTTATTTAATGGATATAAAGGAGGAAGACTAATGAAACATTTTAAAAAAAGAGAATTTAGTTTGTTTAACTATATGTGTGACATTCTTTATGACTTTTACGAAAGGAATGACTTAGAGCATATGTGTGCTTTAGATTCTCTTTCAGTAGGTAATTATAAAGATACTAAGCATTATCTATTCTTACAGAGGTTCTGTGATGTTTGGGATAGGGTTGAGCAAAGGGAAGTTAATAACAATTTAAAGGAGGAAAAATAATGTTAGATATAACTAAATTAAAAGATGGAGACAGAGTTAAATTTGCAGACAATACTTTTGCTTGTGTGACAAATTATGAAACAGATATTTCTAATCAATGCGGAACAGTTGTTAATTTTTCTAAAAACGATTGGGATAATCCAAATACAGTTAGTCATGTATGGATTAAGTTAGACATACCAAACGAACACTTTGATTGTGATGAGTGGGGCAATGCAGTTCAGTTTAATTTAACAGATGAGATGGACGGAGGAACTTCTGTAGATTATCTGAAGAAAGCAAAATTAATAGGAGGTAATGTATGAGGGTACAAATTAAAGGAACAACCATATTTGGTTATGTAAGGGAGGACTTGCAAGAGTCCAGATCCTCGGAAAAAATTAGTTTTTTAGATGAGGAAACTAACGAAATTATAAAAGTAAAAACAAGTCAATTAAAAGAAGCTTACCTAAAGGAGGGTATATATGGAACGCATAGATAAAATAGATGTGGGAAATTGGGTTAATGAATTTAACTACAATACAGCAGAAGATTTTTTAGTAGAAATTTTACATGGGAAAATTGCTATTGAAAAAATGCATGACTCTGTATTGCAATTGAGAAGTGGTAATCTTGATGATGCAATAGAGCTACAACAAGAAATGTATTATGAGGAAAAAGGACTCATAGATCTGAATAATGAAAGTGGTTGGGATAGACATATAAGGCATATGGAATCAATCAATAAAGCAAGGGAGGTCGGCAATGATTAAAGCAGATGCAGTACAATGGCTTGTAGCATGAACGTATTAAGCCTATTTGATGGAATGAGTTGCGGACAAATTGCACTTGATAGACTTGGAATCAAGGTAGATAACTACTTTGCTTGTGAGATAGATAAATATGCAATGCAAGTGACCCAAGCAAACTTTCCCAATACTATTCAATTGGGAGATGTGACTAAGGTGGACTTTTCAAAATTACCAAAGATAGATTTGGTATTGGCAGGTTCACCTTGCCAAGGTTTTTCTTTTGCAGGAAAACAATTAGCGTTTGATGACCCAAGATCTGCATTGTTCTTTGAGTTCATTACAATCCTTAAAGAGGTTAAGCCAAAATATTTCTTACTTGAAAATGTAAGAATGAAAAAGGAGTTTTTAAATATCATTACAGAGCAAGTTTCTTCTTGCTACCCGGAAATACCTTTTGGAATAGAACCAATATTGATTAATAGTTCTTTAGTATCAGCTCAATCAAGACAGAGATACTATTGGACTAACATTCCAAACATCAAACAACCTGAAGAAAGAGGGATTGTTTTAAGAGATATTTTGGAAGAGAGTCCAAACGAAGCACCAACAAAAGATACAGCTAGAAATAGAAGACACCACAAAGGGTTGGATGATAAGTCTTTGTGTATGACTGCAACTATGTATAAGGGAGCTGGGAACAATGGAATGACTTTAGTTCCGCAAAAGCCTATTAAAGTAGGAATGAATATTGAGCAAGTTAAGGTAAGAAAACACGAAGTTGACATTGTAGGTCTTCAATACCTGTTGAGAGAAATGAAATCTAATAGCGGTAAAACGAACAAACGAATTGCTGAAGAAACTAATATGCCATTAACTAAAGTAGAACATTGGTTTAGAACTGATAGCAGTTTTGCCATACCAAGTGATGATGTTTGGTTTAAATTAAAAGAAGTTCTTGGTATTCAAACAGAGGTTTTTGATGCCCAGATCATGGAGTTTGAGTATAGGGACGGAGTTTATGAGACTAAACAAAGAGTTTATAGTGAAGATGGTAAAGCACCTACACTTACAGCATCTAACAAAGAGCAATACATAGAAACTTATGATTCACCCCAACAAGTAGGAACTGCTGTAGACATAAACGGACACGATATTTTGAAAAGAGTTTATAGTCCAAATGGCAAGTCACCCACAGTAAACACTTGCCAAGGTGGTAATCGTGAACCAAAGGTAGTTTGCGGAAGATATGTTGGTAGATATAAAATAGATGGAGTAAGGCAAGACCACAAAGGTTCTATTGCAGGAAAGTCTAAACAGATGCTTGAACTTAGAAAAGATGAAAAAACAAATAACCTTTCTACAGTTCAAAAAGATAATGTATTGACTAAAGATAATACTTATTGGAGAAAGCTAACACCACTAGAAGCAGAAAGACTTCAAACAGTTCCAGATAATTATACTAACCATGTATCTAATACACAAAGATACAAGATGCTAGGTAATGGATGGACGGTTGAGGTTATATGTCACATCTTTAAAAATATGGGGGTTAATTAGCCTTAGATATCTTTTTACACCAATCAATGAGTTCGTCTAACTCTAAGGTGTATTTCATCATGTTTACTGCAAGACACACTAGAGCTATGTTTCCCTTCACATAACCTTTAGTGTTGTCTATGCGGTCTATTGAAATGTTATCTAAATGATATCCTGTTCCGTCTTTGACATATTCCATTTTCATTCCAGAATACTTACAGATCCCTTTTTGTTTATCATAAATCTTATGCAGATCTTCTTTAACTAAATCAAACTGATGTGTCTTCTTGCGTCTATGGGATAATTGAGCGTAGAGATTGTTCATATAAGCATAAGGACTTTGGCTCATATTTTTATTTTTCCCGATTTGACGGCACTCACGACAAACTCGAGTCCTATAACCCTTACTTATTTCGTAGCGACTTATATCCTTGTCTTCATGACAAGTCTTACAGGTTCTAGTCTTAAGACCAGTCGAAGGGATACGTTTCTTGGATGCGTAGCTCGAAACTTTCAACATCTTTGAGTATCTCCCTAAATTTAGTCATAGCATTTTTGCTTGAAGCAACAGCAGGAGCGTTAGGCATCAAGCTACTACCTACAAGAAGGCAACCATGACTATCTTTTTCTGGAAAATTACCTACATGAAATAATATATAGGTTCTATTGGGAACTTCTGTGACTTCAAAAGTTTCGCCAAATCTTTTAGATATATATCTCTTACAGGTATAAGTCCCGGAAGGAATGCAACTGATCTCTTTTTTATTCCCTCGCCAGGGGCGTTCAGCTATCCAAAACACCTCATCTAAAACAGTTAGCTTACCTAAGGTTGCCTCTGGTAAATATGCAAACCTTTCTAAAACTGCTTGTATTTTTTTATCTTTAAAAAACATTATCCTATAAATATAGAAGAGCCTACTATTCCAACTATAATAGCCCAAGCAAATCTTTCCATCCAACCAATGTAAACATTGCCCTTCTGTTGATTTTGCTCAAGACTTCTTAACCTAAACTCATGATCTTGGAGATCATCTTTTTGAGCAATCATTCTTTCTTCCAATCTTGGAAGTATAGAGGTTAGCTCATGAACCTCAGACATTTTCTTTTCCAGGTTCTCAAGTCTCATTTCTAGTGCTTGTAGCTCCATAAGTTTTTATCCCTAACAAAAGTAAAAGATATAGCAAAACACAGACAAGAACAAGTTTATAAATAAAGATAAAAATGGTAATATTTGTAATAAAAAGAGAGGGAATATGTATTGCGAAGACTGTGGATCTAAAACCAAGGTCGTAGACTCAAGAAATATTTTAGAAAGCGGAACAGTTGTTTATAGAAGAAGAGAATGCCCGGTTTGTAAAGTAAGGTTTAATACCTTTGAAGAAAGGCAGAAAGACAGTATAAAGTCAATAAAGAATAACAAAATATTTTAAACTTATCTTCATTAAAGATATTGCACCGTAATTTTATTTTCGATAACATGGAAAGTTCCCATGTTAGTTAAAGAAGCAATTATAAAAGTAGCCAGAGAGCTAAAAAATCAAGAAGAGAAGTCTTATCAAGACGAAAAGTTATTAAAAGATTATCCAGAAGACCTCAACCAAAATGATATAAAAAAAGCCATGGTTGCAATAGCTTCAGTATCTGACGCAATAGTAAATTTATATTAAATCTATTTCTTTATAAGCATCTTCGTAATTATTACCAAGCTTAGACCATTCAGAATCCCCGCTTAGTTTATAAATCCATCCGCTTACTTTGTGTTTTTTGCCGTAGGGGTTTTTAGGGACCCATCGCAAACTTACTCTGTCGTGTCCCTGTTGTTGAAACCTTTGTAACAAATCTTCCTTTTTACTCATGGTAGCTAATGATAAGTTATTTGTTGTTCATGATAAACGAAAACTTCATTAAGTTCACCTATAAGGTCAAGCCCTATGTCATCTAGGATTCTTTTTGCTTGATAGTGATCTTCAGCTATTATTAGAAATTGTTGTGGTGTTTGTTCGTCTTGGGTAACTGACCCATAGTATACCTTCATTTTTTAGGTGGAGTTTTTTTACTTCCCCCCGATCCAGCCCAGAGCTTTTTCCTCGCCCAATAGTTCGCAGAGAACTTATCATTCTTTGTAAGCCCGCCTGATTTGTTTTTGATTCCTGCGGATCGTGCAAGATAAGACTTCCTAGCTTTACTAGAATAATTATGCCCATAATCTTTATGCCCAAATCTGACAACTTTAATTTCATTTCCTTTTTTAGCTAACACTTCCATTTTGTGTTTGCTTGATCCTGTATTCCTTCTTGGTTTATTAAACCCTGGGTACTTCTTACCTCTATAGACAACACCATTAGAGACTCTTTTAGTATCTTTAACTGTAGCCATTATCTTTTCCTTCCCTTGTGCAGTCCGTGTTTAGCATGTTGTTTACCTTTTGCGGTTGCTTTTCTTTTCACCCGATTTGCAGCTGCCAACTTTTTTCTGCCTTTTTTTGTAGACTTTAGCTTCGCAATAGTTTTTGCTGGTGCATATACCTCACCAGTCTTGCTAGATTTTTTACCACTAGCAGTTCTCCATTTTTCTCCAGTCCATTTGATTAAAGACTTTTGAG